CTAGCAATGACTATGTTTGGTGGCTACATGAACTTTACGTTTAACAAAGCAACTAAAAAATTAACAGTATTGCGCAAACAACCATGGCAAGGACCAAACTCTACTGCGGTAGAAAGTGTTGCGTTATGGGTATACAATGTTAAACCTGATAATATGTTGTTAAACGATCCGCAGGTATATCCGTGGATACAAGACTATGCTTATGCATTGGTGATGATGAGTATAGGTCAAGCACGTGAGAAATTTGCTACTATTGCTGGTCCACAAGGCGGTGGCAGTTTAAATGGTGCAGCACTTAAAGCAGAAGGACAGGCATTGCTAGATAAACTTGATGCTGAAATATCAACTTATGCCGACGGCGGGTCTCCGCTTACGTGGGTGACCGGCTAAATCAATAATTGACACCTGTCTGAAATAAAAGTATAATATACTATATACGAAAGGAATAGTATGATTATATCAGTGACAGGCTTCATCGGTTCAGGTAAAGACACAATCGCAGATTACTTAGTAGCAGAACACGGCTTTAAGCGAGAGAGCTTTGCTGGCACACTTAAAGATGCAGTTGCTACAGTCTTTGGGTGGGATAGAGAATTACTAGAAGGGCGAAGCGCAGAAGGCAGAGCTTGGCGCGAAAAAGTAGACCCATGGTGGGCTAAACGCTTAAAGATGCCAAAACTAACTCCACGTTGGGTATTGCAAAACTGGGGCACAGAAGTATGTCGACATGGATTTCACACTGATATATGGATAGCAAGTCTCGAAAACAAATTACGTAAAACAAATGAAGACATTGTAATCTCAGATTGCCGCTTTCCAAATGAACTCAAAATGATTAAGAATATGGGCGGCAAAACAGTACGTGTTAAACGTGGCACTGAACCTGTATGGTACAATTCTGCTAAAGATGTTAATGCTGGTATGAAACGTATTGGCTGGGCATTAGGTAAAGGCGAGTTAGAAAAGCTAGGCATACATCCAAGTGAGTATGCGTGGATTGGTACTAAGTTTGATGTTACTGTTACCAATGATGGTACTATAGATGACTTATATGCTAACACCGAAGCGTTAATTATATCAGAAATCCGGAACGAGATCGCCTTGAGTCCAGCCTAGCCCTTCTTTAACAATAGCAATTTGACAATTAGCGCATACTGTTCGTAAATTAAGTAATGCATTATTTTTTAAGTTACCATCGACATAGTATACACTAAGTTGTTCTTTATACTTTGCCTTAAAGCCACATTTCTCACAGTGTGGCTTTTTCTTATATCCAGCAAGTACCCAAGTTGGTTTTTGTGGAGTTAATTTTCTATTTTTTCTGATACACCCACTACAACGAGTCCGGTAATGAGTGACTCCATCTCGCTTATAATTGACAGCAGATAGATTTCTAGTACAACTTTGACATAGAGGACGGTGTTCCATACTGTATTTAGCATACCGCAGCACTAAAACCTTTGCCAAAGGCTCCTTAACAGACTATATTTTGAAAATACTGATAAATATTTTAAAGTATTATATAATAAAAGGATACTATACTATGGCCGCATTACTATCACCAGGCGTATCAGTTAGCGTAATAGACGAAAGTCAATACACTCCGACTGCCGCTGGAACTATACCTTACATTCTTCTTGCAACAGCACAAGATAAATTAACTCCGAGCAGTACTACTGCACTTGGAACAACAGCTGCAAATGCTGATAAATTACTTACTATTACTAGCCAACGTGAATTAATTAGCACATTTGGTTATCCAGTATTCCAACAAGATGCACAAGGCAATCCAATCCATGCACATGAATTAAATGAATACGGTTTACTTGCAGCGTACAGCGCATTAGGCGTAGCTAATAGAGTTTATGTACAACGTGCCGATGTTGATTTGAATCAACTTATAGGTACAAGCATTCGCCCAACAGGAACACCATCAGATGGTATTTACTGGCTTGATCAAACATATACTAACTTAGGATTACACGAGTTTGTTAACGGTGCTAGTTTTACTAGACAAAGTACAGCATCGATTACTAGCACAGCATACTTGGTAGGCGGCGTAAATTCTGGTGCACCAATTAGTTCGTTTGGTGCTATCGGGCAATATGCAGTTAACTCAGCTAATCCGTCGAGTCCTGTATATTTCAAACGTTATGACAATGTTTGGACATTGGTTGGTAGTGATGAATGGATGCTTGCTCATCCTGCAATTGTTGGTAGCGAAGCGAATCCGTCTGTATCAGCTGGACAACAATTAACTATCAATTCGATAACAGTAACACTAGGCGGTTCGGGTCTTCTTATTGATGATGTTGCAACTCAAATTAATTCTGCCGCAATTCCTGGTGTAGTAGCAACAGTTAATGTTGCTGGACACATTGAATTACGTGTTAACGGATTAGCAAAAAGTAATGGTTCTACAGTAGACGGTAAACTTAAAATTGATGCAGGATCTCCTGATCTTGCTGCAATCCTGGGATTATGGGCAGGAGTAGAAATAACACGTACTCTATTAGCTCCAACAGTACAATTTAGTGATTATCGTAATGTTCCAGCATGGAGAGTAAGTGATGCACCGAATACACGCCCAAGTGGTAGTGTATGGATTAAAACAACAGCAACAGGCAATGGCGCATCATGGGCATTTAAACGCTACAGTTCTACAGCTGTCGGCTTTAGTCAAGTAGCTGCACCATTATATAATAATGATTTTACTGCAATCTATGGTTTAGATTCAACAGGTGGTGGTGCAGGCATTGCTGCAGGAACATTGTACGTTAAATATGACACAGCAGGAAATAATACAGCTACATTTACAGCATACGAAAAACAAGTTGCTGGTTTAGTAAAAATAACAGGTATATCAAATCCTCCTGCATTAACTGCACATAATACATTTAGCCTAGCGGTATCTATTCCGGGCTCTGATGCTAAAACTCCTGTTACAGTTGAATTGTCAGGTACAACAGCATCATCATTTGTAGCAGACATTTTATCTAAAAATATACCAAACATTGTAGCTACTGTTGAATCCAGTGGCGCCGTTAGCATTAGTCATTTAGCTGGTGGTGTAATTGAATTTACAGCATTAACTGGCAGTCCGTTAACTACATTAGGTCTAGTTGGCTCAAGCCAGGCAACTTGCCCAACAAATGTATACTATGTTTCGTCAACTAAATGGTTAGCTAGTCCGTGGGCTCCGTTAGTATTTACTTTCTCAGATACTGCACCTTATAGCAATCCAGCTGATGGCACATTGTGGTATTATAATAATCCACTTGATGTAGATATTATGATCAATGATGGTACTAACTGGAAAGGTTATAGAACTGTTAGCAATGATGCACGTGGTTACAATTTAGTAGCAACTGATGTTAATGGACCAATATTATCTGCTAGTCAACCAACTACACAAAGCAATGGAACAACTGCGGTAGTAGCAGGTGATTTGTGGATTGATACAAGTGATTTAGAAAATTATCCATTGATTCGTCGTTACACAGGTGCTACATGGGAATTATTAGATAATACAGATCAAGTTAGTACTGATGGTGTAGTATTTGCCGATGCACGATGGGCAAATGCCGCAGTTGATCCAATAGTTGACTCATTACCGAGTATTGCAGATATGGCACTTGTTAGTTTCTTAGACTCAGATGCACCGGATTACAGACTATATGCACGTGGGACATTATTGTTTAACACACGTCGTAGTGGATACAATGTAAAACGATTTGAATCAAATTACTTAACTGACATAAACGGCATCGGCCAAAATTTTACTCCTGCAGCATGGATAAGCCATAGCGGAATTAATTCTGGAACTGGTGTACCATACTTTGGACACAAAGCACAACGTAATACTGTAGTTGAGGCACTTAAATCTGCAATTGAAACTAGCGTAAACTTACGTGAAGAACAAGTTGAGTTTAACTTAATCGTTTGTCCTGGTTATCCAGAATTAATTCAAAACATGATTACTTTAAACAACGATCGCAAATCAACTGCATTTATTATCGGTGATAGTCCACTAACATTAAATTCAAGTTCAACTGCAATTACAACATGGGCAAGTAATGCTAATTTTGCAATTGATAATGGTACAGATGGTCTTGTAAGTACAAGTGAATATTTGGGTGTTTACTACCCAAGTGGTTATGCTACAAACTTAGATGGTAATAGCGTAGTTGTTCCAGCTTCACATGCAATGTTACGTACATATATACGTAGTGACAATCAAAGTTATCCATGGTTTGCACCAGCTGGTGTACGTCGCGGTGTACTTGACAATGTAAGTTCAATTGGTTATGTTGATTTAGCTGATGGTAGTACATTTAAGAGCATTGGTGTTACTGTAGGTTTACGTGATGTATTATATACAAATCGTGTTAACCCATTAACAGTATTGCCAGGAGTTGGTTTAGTTGCATATGGCCAAAAAACTCGTGCTTCGATGACTAGTGCAATGGACCGAGTTAATGTTTCACGCCTAGTATGTTACTTACGATTAGTACTTGATAAAGTTGCTCGTCCGTTCATATTTGAACCAAATGACACAATTACACGTAATCAAGTTAAAGGTGCATTTGAAGCGGTATTGAATGATATTGTTGCTAAACGTGGTATCTACGATTACTTGGTAGTTTGTGATACTTCAAACAACACACCAGATCGTATTGATCGTAACGAATTGTACATTGATATTGCAATTGAGCCAGTTAAAGCAATTGAATTTATTTACATTCCAGTAAGATTAAAAGGTACAGGCGGAATCGCAGCAGGACTTTAATATACTCTGTTAATGGTAGTTAACCCCTACCATTAACTCGTGTATAAAAAGATAAATATATAAAAGGAATAATAAGATGGCAACATCATCATTAAATAAATTTACAGTACCATTATCAACAAACCAAAGTGCATCTGCACAAGGTCTATTGATGCCGAAATTAAAGTTCCGCTTCCGTGTAACTTTTGAAAATTTTGGTGTTAGCCAACCATCAACTGAGTTAACTAAACAAGTTATGGATTTTAAACGTCCGACTTTAACATTTGACCCGATTGAAATACCAATTTACAACAGTCGTGTATATTATGCAGGCAAACCAACGTGGGAAACAGTTAATTGTCAACTACGTGATGATGCAGGTGGAGAGACTAGTAAACGTGTTGGTGAGCAATTACAAAAACAATTTGACTTTATGGAACAATCTAGTGCAGCTACCGGTATTGATTATAAATTCCTTACACGCTTCGAAGTATTAGATGGCGGGAATGGTGCAAGCGAGCCAACTACATTAGAAACATGGGAAATGTATGGTTGCTTCTTAACATCAGTCGATTATGGTAACGCAGATTATTCATCAAATGATCCGATGACTATTAGCTTAACTATCCGTTATGATAATGCATTACAAACTCCGACTGGTACAGGTGTTGGCACAGCAGTAGGCCAAGCATTTGTTAAATCAACAGGTGGCGTAGGTGCAATTACTGGTTAATAGCTAGTAAATGAAACAACTTAAAAGCTCGGTAATTTCCGGGCTTTTTTTTGGCGATAAATAATATAAATGGATAGCATATATGGCTGGCTTTATTAACCAATTCTTTACAGATCTAGCAACAGGACCTGATTTACGTGATCAGCAACATGCCGCACGAACCTTTGTTGATAGTTTATATAGACTCGGACCGAAGTCCGGTGCACTATTTCATGTATTCATTGATGTTAATTCAACTGTAGCACAAGGCGACCCAACTGAAATTGGGCTAATGGCAAAAACTGCTTCGCTACCTAAGTTTACAATTCAAAACAAAATTTTAAATGCATATAATAGAAAAAACATAGTTCAAGAACGTATTAACTATGATCCGTTGACATTAACATTTCATGATGATAGTGCCGATGTTGTTCGCGGCTTCTGGCAGAATTATTACAAATATTATTTTAGAGATGCAGATCAAACAGAACAACAATTTAATATGATGCACAAATATCAAAAACGAGCATCTGAATCTTGGGGTTACAGTCCAAAAAACTCAACCGAAGCTGGTAACACTCCGAATTATATTAATGCAATTCGAATTTATAGTCTACATCAGAAACGCTTTAGTAGTTATACGTTGATACGCCCAACTATCATTAACTTTGCACACGGACAGCACACCCAAGGGGAATACAATACTCTTGAACATTCGATGACTATAAATTACGAAGCAGTACAATATGATAGTGGGTCAGTTAACCAAGGTAAGGTAATGGGCTTTCAACGTACTCATTATGATAATGTACCAAGTCCATTAAC